ACAATGAGGTAAATTATCATCGCTATTGTCACTGCAATAAACAGAATTGCGAGTGTCCACAGAATCACTGTTATTGCCAAGTTCATTTGCTCTCCTTCCTGTGTTTCTTCACGATCAGGTACAGTGTGACATAGCATATCACCATTCCCACAATGACTCCTAATAAGAATTTAATCATCCTCTCACCTCGTATTCATTCCACCATTGAGACATCCATTCGTTCTTTAATTTGTCCATTGTCTCAACACAGGACAATGCTATTCTGATTGCCTCTTTCTCTCTCTTGCCGAGATACTTTCTGTCGCACTTGTGATCAAGCATCTCCATCAGAATGTCTTTCACTTCACTTGATTTCATACAGTATTTCTCTCCTTCCTCTGCCTTTGTGCGGTCTTGTTGTTGTCCTAATGGTCATCGCAGTCTTGATTCCGTTTAAATGAATACCTAGTGCGGTTTCACTCAATCCTAACGCATCTATTATTTCCCTTTTTGATGCTCTAGGATTTCCTCTCGTAAACCCCAATAGACAAGCATCAACGAAACCATATCTGTATATGTCATCAGTCTCCACTTTGATTTCCATTTCTTTATTTCTCCAATTTTGTCAGTTCCTCTTTTATTCTTGGATAGTATGTCTGCCATATATTCTGTTCAGACATAAAATTGTCCTCTGCCACTCTCTGCACTGCTTTGGTTATCTGTAACCCGTCAATGACGACTGTCGAATACAATTGATATTCAATGCCTTTCATCCTCTTGAGGTTCTTCCCCATATCCTTTAACAGTTTGCTGAGAGACGACATTTCACTTGTCAATTTCTCGATTTCCTCGTCTAGTGATAACCCCGTTTTAGGGTTGCGTTTCGTCACTAGATCAAGGAACACACTCATTCCATCAATCCCCCAATTTCGGGAAACACCCAATCCCTCATAATTCGGTGATTTCCGCCCGAGGTATTTTACATAGTAGACTTCTCTTTTCTCCCTGAGGTATTGATAACGTTGTTCGCACGATCTCAGGTCGAGAAGAGTGTTCGTGTAATTCCTTAATATTGCCATTTCCCGAAATCCTCTTTTTTACAATGATGTGATTTTCTCCATTTCTTCCTGTGGTATGTGGTCGAAGTGATATTCACCATTGTTGTTCTTGAATTTGATTTTGAGTGTGTCTTTTCCGTCTGTCCTGATGTAGGATATATCATCCCAATTGATCAGGATAGTGTCACCGACAATGTCAGTGATTTTCCATATTTTCAGTGATGATACTTGTTTTGTTGCCATTTCTCCACCTTATGAATTCGGACATATTCCTGAATTCTTTCCCTTCTGCCTGTTTCTTCATTTCCTTGTAATACTCAGCACGTTCCCTGTACCATTTCTCTGCATTCTCTTTTCCGAATAGTTTCAATCGTGCATCATATAATTCATTTGCAAATTTGCTGACAATGTTCTTTTTTACCATCCGTCTTCCTCTAAATGCTTTCTAAATTCATCGGACATTTTGTCCTCTGTCATTGGTTTGTAGTCATCGGTTTTAACAGGTGCAGAGTCGTGCTTTTCCCAAGTGATGACCTTCTGTTTCCAATTCTTCACTTTGTTTCCTTTACTGTCTTTCCAATCGTTCCGAGTGTAGTAGTCATAGAATCGTTGTGCATCAACATTGTTGTTTCTCTGCTTGCAATATGCCTGAATTTCTTCGAGTGTTGGTGCTATATACTTATTACCTATCCTATCCTTACCTATCCTATCCTTACCTGTGTATACATAATCTGTGTATACATTCGAGGTGTAAGCACCCTTTTCGTCTATCTGCAATTGTGCCTTTTCCTCGATGTATTTCGTCTCTTGGTATCGGTCTTTTTGCAGATAGTTGTTAATTCTCCAATGCTTGATCACTATGACTCCCGATTCAAACGGAATGATAAATTTCTTTTCAATCAGTATTCTCAAGTCGTCTGTCGTTGCTCCTGATTGTCTCATAATCGACTTCGGGTTATTGACGAACCCGTCATCGTCAGCAAGCATTCCCATTGTCATATACAGGCATCTTGCTCCTAGAGGCATATCAAGGAACGCATCCGACAATACTATGGTTTTTGCAAACATTCTTCTTTCTGCCATACTTATCTCCTGTACTTGTCAATGACTTCCTTGACTGTCGTGTAATACTTCGGAATTACCCATTCGTTAATCGGTGAATAGTAATATTCCTCGACCTTGCAATCAGCAATGCTGATGGTGTTGTCCCCGTTCTGATAGCATTCGTTGTGTGTGATGTGTAGGATGATGCAAGGGTTCTTGTATCGTCTTGCGAATTCCTCGAGTAGGTTCTTCTGCCCGTTGTAGATCAGTCCTTTTCTTCTCCATTTCCGTTCCCCTAGAATGAGGATGTCGTTGCCTTCCTCGTCTTTTCCTAGAAAGAACAGGTCAATGTCCGAAGGATGGTTCTTGTCGTCATACATTGAGGAGAAGTCCATTTCGAGTCTGTACTTTGAATTATTTATCATAACCAATTCCTCTTGAATTCCTTCATCCACTTGTCGTGCCCGTAGACCATCTCAAATCGTTCCTGTGCGATTTTCCTGAGGTAATTGGAATAAGGTATTCCCCTCGCAGAATGCACCGCCTCGTTGCCTGTAACGTGACAAGAGGCACACAGATAAACCCACAGTCCGTATTGTTCGGACTTGTTCCTGAACCGAGAACCCACAATGTGATGTTTGTGAAGGTTCTGAGTAGTCCCACACCTGAAACACACACGATCATTGCTGATGATTGATTCAGTCATTCGACCACTCCCTTCCTAATTGTTCGGACAGGATTCTGACCTGTAATTTGTAGACATTTATTGCCTCAAGAGTCGCCTTGTAGAGTGCCTCTGTTGTGATTTCTCTTACCTTTGCCCGTGCCACTTCCTTCTTTCCTCTTGCAATGATTTGAAGGTTCGTGACAGGTCTGCCCTCGTTTTCCAACCTCAGGACAGTCTCAGCAAGGATGGTTCTGTATTCCCTCTGTGCCTCTGCGTAGTCCCTAGACACTTTCGGGATGTTGTGAAGTGTGCGGTCTAATTTCTGTGATAGTTCTAATAATTGATTGTATAAGTCCATAACAAGAGAGAGAGTGAGAACGAGGGTAAGGAGAATTTTTATGCCACAATGAGACAGGGGTTAAGTAGTCCTCACTCTCTCAAAGAATGCCTAGAAAGGCAGTTCTTCCTCGTTTATTGAAGGGAATGGATTGACCACTTCAACAGGTTTGTTCCCTTCTTCTTTTGGTTTGCTATCACATAAAGTCAGACCGTCACAAATGACTTCTGTTGCATATTTTGTCGTGCCATTGCTATCATACGACCTCACCTGAATTCGCCCGTCTACGCCCACAAGAGACCCCTTGTCGGTGTACTGTGCGAGGACTTCTGCGGTCTTACCCCAAGAAGTACAATAGATGAAATCTGTGTTGTCTTTGTCCCTCTGCACTGCGAGGGTGAAATTGCAGACACTCTTTCCGTTTGGTGTTGATTTCAGTTCTGCTTTCTTGGTGAGTCTGCCGATCAGTGTTACTCTATTTATCATTTTTTCACCGCCTTACTCATAAACAATTTCGTGATTTCTAATGCGAGATTAGTCGCATCATATACAAGAGTCTCACTTGCTATTCTTTTGAATGAACCCTCAGAACCCACTCTATCAAACAAACGCATCATATCTGTCTGTGATGGTTTCTTCTCTAAATTCGGGAAATCATCGTTTGTCGCATTTGACCACAGACAGAACATCAAGAGTTCCACCCGTGAAATGTCTTTCTTTGTCCCTCTTGTGTCTCTTGTTATCCTTTGCTCTTCTTTCGGCTCATCTTCTAAAGGCAATGACATTTCTGCCTGTTCATTAGGTTTTTCCTCAACATCAGGGATTATTTCTGCCTGTTCACCAATAAATTTTTTCATTCTTGTGCGGATTCTTAATGTCATCCCTTTAGTGCCAATATCATCCCACGTGCTTCGAGAGATTTTTGCCTTTTCTAAACCCTGTTTGTTCGTAATGTCTAATACTTGACACTTATCCTTAAATGCTTCCTTTAGTGCATAACGATCAGCGTATAAAATTTTTTTTGCCATTTACTTGTTCTCCTCTTCTCCCTTTCTCAATTTGCTGATGATGTTGTCGATTTCCTTCAAGGTCAGAACACCATCCAATTCATCCAATGTGTTGATTCTGTAATAATTCAGAAATTTGACTTTTCTGTCAGGGTGACGATAGAAGAAGTCATCTAACCAAGAACGATATTTGTTCTCCTTCATAATGTCATCGTTTTTAAAAGGCACTTTCGTCTCTGTGTTCGTTGTGTCACTGTCCTTGACATCATCAATCAGGAACAGTCCGTTCAGTGCGTATTTTCTTGCGTAGGATGATGATGCACCTGTTATCTGCGAACCATCCTGTCCTTTCTTGGTCTCTTCTTCTCTTGCGTATGCGGTGACTGAGATTGTTTCGTAGTCTGTCAGTGCATCCGTCAGGATTGCTCTTGTTCTCACATAGAACCTATCGCCAAGCATTTCTATTTCATCATCCATTGTCAGTGTCATCCCGTACTTCTTGAGTAAAGGTTTCACTGCGTTGTAGATGTCCTCGCAGTTCCTGTATGCGTACCCACCGAATTTGTTGAATTGGTTTTTCGGTGCATACAATTCGTTCTGTAAAAGTGTGAGTCTCCGTCTGAACGGGACATTTTCTAATTCCTTGTTTTCTTTCTTTTCTGCCATATTTCCTTTCTCCTAATATTCCTTGATGGAAAGGCACTGTCCGTGTTTGTACTCTTCCCACCGCAATTCTTGTTTTGACATTCTTCCGCAGATCACTTCATAACCATCTGCGAAAATGTACTGATAATACTTCCTCATCTGCCAACCCATAACCACAGGATGAGTGCGAACAACATTGGATATGTGACTAACAGTGCACCCAATATTGCCATAACGTAGCAGAGGATTTCCTTTGACTGTTCAATTACTTCTTTCTTCATTCTTGTTCTCCTATTCCGAGTCTCTTTAACACCTCGACTCTTGGTGCTCTCTGTGGTCTTGATTTAATAACCAAGAACCCTTTCCTTTCCATTTCCTGATTGACTGTCCTGATGACTCTGTTCGCCTCTCGGTGTGTGATGCCGAGCAGATCAGACAATTCAAGGGCATCAATCATAAATTCTGAATTTGCCATTTTGTCAAACTATACCCCAAAAAAATAAGACACAGGGCATTCATAAATGTCTGCTAGTCTAATGAATTTGTTCAGGGTCATTCCTGACGGGTCTCTTTCAAAGTTCGAGACTGTCTGTCTACTCACACCGAGCAAACGTGCGACATCATCCTGTAAAAGACCCTTTTTCACCCTTGCGGATTTCAGGTTGTTTGAAACAACAGTAACATTGATTGTTCCTTCCATAGATTGCTCCTTTCGTAAGGTGAATACACCCGACCCCTTTCGGGGTTTCGTCTTAATCTTCCAAGACTCGTCAGGGGTGCTAATTAGGATAGCCGACATATTCGCCTGTCACCATATTGGTGTGCCATCTGACAATTTGATACTGCCCGTTGTAGACACCACACAGACCACTGCCTGATGAAACGAATTTGACCCACATTGGGACTTTGATTGTTTCGGTGTGCCATCCCGTCTTTTTCAGGAGTGCCTTGATTGAGTTTGCAAATATGCCTTTGCCAACGAATGCTCCACCATATCTTGTGTTGACATATCTGACATTGACTTCGTTGCCCTCTTCATCGATGACTGCATCATAGTCCATTGTCCCGTCACCATCGAGAATGCTCAATTCGAGTTCGTACTTCTCGAGTGACTGCTGATCGCCCTTGATGGACATAAAGCAATCGTCAAAGTCGGTCTCAAGATTGTCAATACGTGCGTTCCTTTCCTTAATTGATGCAAGGGTTCTCTCCTTGTCTGCGATAATAACCTTTCTGAGTTCTTCTCCAAATAACTGTGCCATAACCTTGTCTCCTCTCACTTGTATTCCCTTTCATTATAATTTGCCATTTTGTCAAAGTCAAACGTTTTTTGACATTTTTGCAAAGTGATTTTATAATTTTATTGAAGGAGAACAAGTATGAACAATAATTATTTCGGTTATAACCTCAGGTATTTGAGAAAGTGTTATCACCTTTCACAGGAAAAAATGGGACAGATAGTTGGAAAGTCATTCTCTGCTATAAGCAGATGGGAACGGGGTGAACGTGAACCATCGAATGAAGATGTTCAGGGGTTCTGTGAATATTTTGGACTAGAACCATCTGATCTGATGTACAGGAAATTGGACGAGCAAACAAAAAGCATTCTCAACGAACAGGAAATCGAATTGTTGAGTGTCTGCAAATTACTGAACAAAGACCAAATCGCAATCGTGATTCAGGTTGCAAAGAATATGGTGAAATAATATGCCAACATACAAAACAGACACACCAACGAAAGACGGGAGAAAATACTTCTTCTATCTGTCTTGGACTGACCCTAATGGTGAGAGACGACAGTATAAGTCCAAGAAATTCAAATTGCTCTCTGACTGCCAAAAAGCAGAGGCACAATTCAGACTGTCTCAAAATAAGACAATTGCTGAGAGGTTCACCTTTGATGAAATGATTGATGAATACATCGCACGGAAGGAAAAGCAAGGTGCGAAACCATCCACAATGAACAACACGAGGAATTGCCTTGCTCACACTCGCAAAGTCCTCGGAAAAGTCCGCATTGATAAATTGAACAATCGTCAATGGGAGTCGTTCCTGTCTTACCTTCAGGAACAACCAATGAAGAACCACCGAAGAAACCGCATCATTGAGTACACTGTCGCAGTCTGCAATTATGCCAATAAGAAACACGGAGTGTTCACCTCAGTCCCTTCCCGTTTTGAGAAATTCAACGAACAGGCAGACAAACCATTGGATGATAAAATGGAATTTTGGACTCCTGATCAATTCAGCACGTTCCTCTCTGTCGTTGATGACCCGTTGTATCATACCCTCTTCCTTCTCCTTTTCACGACAGGGATGCGTTCAGGCGAGTGCCTTGCGTTGCAATGGAAAGACATTGATTTTGATGCCCGAACAGTCTCGATAAACAAGACAGTGAACACCAAATTGAAGGGACAACAATTTGTTCTGTTACCGCCTAAGACTCGCACCTCAAATCGCACCATAAGACTCACACAGACCGCCTGTGACGGACTTTCCGCATTATATGGCCAAGTAGTCAGATATGAGCAATTCACTCCTGAATGGTTCGTATTTGGTTGTGACAGACCTATTCCGAACAGTACACTGCAATCGAAGAAGAAACGATATTATGACAGGGCGGTTGCTATCGACCCAAGTCTGCCAAATATCCGCATTCATTCTCTCCGTCATTCGTGTCGGTCTGCTCTGATCAATTCAGGTGCTACCATTACCTATATATCGAAATTTCTCGGACATTCCTCAGTGAAAGAGACACTTGACACATATTCGCATTTCTTCCCAAGTGAGACAGACATCATCACTGACAAAATGGATGAAATTTTGAAAAAGTCTACCTAAAAGTCTACCTAAAACCTCAGAACATAGAAAAAACCCCGTATATTCGGGGTTTTCGTGCGTTTTGGTAGCCTGTACGGGATGTTTTTGATGTGTCAGTATAATTGCTCATACTGTCAAAAACCCCCTTAAATCGCCTTAAAATGCGTTAAATGACATAGTCTGCATCGGTTCAGGTAGATTTCTCTCATAAAAAGTCTACCTAAAATCTACCTAAAATCAAGACAGGAAGATGCCCGTCAGGTATGTCGGAAAGGAAACGACAACGGGCATCCTCGAAAGAAAGAAAACAAGTGAATTGAACAGACACACACAGTTCAATTTCGCCCATATTGTATCACCATTTATGGTGAGAAAATAGGGCAAAAAAAAGAAGGGGGTGATTCCCCCTTTTTGAGTCACTCAGACTCTCTTCTCTAATAAGTCGACTCGGGTCTCCAATTTTGCCAATTGCAGTCCGAAATTATTATGTGCCTCGACTTTATTTGATAATTTGATCAGTTCCTCTTTCATCGTCTTGTCTCTCTCTTCGAGAATTGCCATCGTCTTGTTGTTCTGAATGATGACCATTACGACTGCAAATATTCCCGAAAGCAGACCGCCAATGATGGATGATAACAGGTTATCCATCAACCTCGCCCTCTTTCTCTTTGTTGTAATTCAATGTAGATACACCGATACAACAACCAATGACGAATGCGACAATGTTGATTGTCTCAGGGATTTCCGTGCCATACGGGAGACCCCATACTTTCGCAAGGGCACTGTACCCGTAAGCACCCCGAGGCATAACGATCAGACATAACCATTTCAGGATGTCGTATAATTGATTAGACATTTTCATAATTCTTTTCCCCCATTACTTCTTGAGGATGTTGATTGCATCCTCGATTTTCTTATTTGCCACTGACAACGCACTGTTCAATTCCTCTGCGTTTTTCTGTGCGAGTTCGAATTGTGCGGTCAGTTGTTTGTTTTTCTGTTTCTCTGCCTCGTAAAGTGCCTTGTAGTCGGTGACAGGTAAGTCCTCGCCATCCATCACTGCAACCCAAAATTCTCTCTTGTCGATAGTGTCAATCAGTGCCCACTTATAACCATCCTTTTCCTGTTCCTGATATACGTTATAAATGCCCTTCAGACACATTTCATCGTAAATTGTTCCTGATGGTGCGTTTCTCAGTCGTCTTGTGTCACTTCTGATCTCGCATTGATGTTTGCTCTCATCACGTTTGACAGGTTTCGGATATGTGATTCTTTCAGGCAGAGGTCTGCTCCATACCTGAGCAATCCACTCTGTATTGAATTTCTTGTCATAATACAGATGAGGAAACGGGTCAATTGCATAGTCACTTAATTTATTGACCTTGTTATCCCATACGAATTTTTCATATAAAGGGACAATGCGTGTCATATAAATGTGAAGGTGTGTCCCGTTTGAATAACCCGTGTTGCCTCTCTTCGCATTGCCTATTCTGTCGCCCATTTTGAATTGAGTGCCGATTGCTGAGGATATTGCGTTATATAGGTGAATATATCCGACCCACCTTTTCCCTGTTTCGTATTTGTGCTCTAATACGCACCAATAACCACACTCTCCCGAATAACCCTTTGCAATCAGTGTCCCATCTTGCCAAGCGAGAACAGGACAGTGTTCGTTCTTGTACCATCCAATGTCGAGTCCTCTGTGAGTCTCTGTGTTGAATTGTTTAGTGACTCCCCGTGCATCCGTTAAAGGAATGACACCGATTTCGTTCCAATCAATCATATTTCTCTCCCTTCTATGAACAAGTCATTTTTATCTGCCCGTTTTTGAAATTGTATGCCCTATCCGATGTCAGTGCATTGCTTGACAGTGTCACTTCGATGGTTGCTGATGAAATGTCATTGTCTATCACTGAAACACTGCTGACTGTGACTGTTTGGTTTGCACTTGATGATGCAATTTGCCACGATGTGTATGTCGAATCAATCGCAACACTTATCGTTGCTCCTGTCGGAATAGGTATATTGGTTCTAAGTTTATTCCGTGCGGTTGAGTATGCAGACATACCGCCCAAATGAACAATCTTTTCTGTGTTCGCACCTAAAACGGAATAAATTGTTGACTTTGTCAGTGCGTTGGTGAATGCAGTTGGAAAATAGAAATTAAACCCCTGACTAAATCTCTGCCCATCAATAAGTCTTGCAGTCGTGTGTGCAGAGTCCTTGATGTCTGCCTCTGCTATCAGAGAATATGTCGTGTTAATCCATCCAACCATCTGATACTGAGTGCCATCGTAAATGAACGCAACGACAGAACCCGCATTCCAAGATGATGCCCGTGAGGTACTTGGAGCAGTCGTTCCATAACGTTTAATTGCAATTGCTCCTGTCCCGTTGATGTTCAGTGTCGGATTCGCCTTGCCATTTGCATAAGTGAATTTGATGAACACCAAGACACCTTCATATAATTGGAACGTTTGGTCAGCATCGTTGCAGACTTTCCGTGCGGTTGCCCGTGCGGTTGCACTAGTTCCATAGAAGAAAATGCCCTTCTGTTTAAGACCGCAAGTGAAATAGTCAGGTTCTGCGATTGCTCCCACCCGTGCTCCGAGGTGCCCTTGCCCGTCATCGTACAGATCAAGAGGAAATTTCGCCATATTCACAGTGACAGGCTTTCTCACTGTCTCACTTGCGAAATTGGTGACTGTGTCTGTTGCTATGATGGTGTATGTCTTAGCAACGTTCTGTGCCTGTGACAGAATTATCGGTGTGCTCGGGTCTGTGTAGGTCTGTGAACCAACAGTCAGTGATACGTGACCGACATTTCCGATGCCCGTCAAGGAATAAGTCCCCGAGAACATAATCGAAACGTGGTCGCCTGAGTCATCTCTGTTCCCCTGTGCATCACACCTGAATGCCTCGACTGTAATTTCAGGTAAGGTGTACCCTTGCCAAGCAGTTGAAACAGTCCTTCTGTCTGTGCTCTGCCCTCTTGAGTCCGTGACTTGGATGTTGCTGATGAAGTCAATGCCCGTGTCTCTTCTGCTGATTGTTAGGTCAGTGTGCCCATTGATACTGTCTTGTGATGTTGAGTCACTTGATGGATTGAACGAACCACTCACCCCATACGCAACGGAGAAATCAAATAGCATTTGACTCGCACCCGTTCCTTTGGTTGCAGAATATGAAACCCTTGCAATTGAATATCCTGAAATCAAATATCCCCGAAGAGGTGTGGACTGAATTGCCACTGTTGGATTTGCGGTGAATTGTGTTTTGAATACTGTCGGATTCACATTAACGACCACTGTCGCACTGTTTGTTTCTTGAGTGCAGACAGTTGTTATTGTCATTGTTCCTTGCCCTGTATTATTTAAGGCATTTAAAAGGTCAGTGTTAGAAATAGCAAAGTCTCTGTTTGCTGACATCCGCCCACTAAACACTTGAACAGTAGTCCCGTTTAGCGACCAAGTAATTGTCACATTACCCCGTGAAGGAATTCTCTTTGAAATAGTAAAATTAAACGCATCTGTTGTGTTTGCTAATTCATAAGGGTTAGCATCTCTTAACACTATTGAGTAATATACATAATCTGCCATATATCCCCCTTATTCCGTGTGCCTTGTAAATCGTAAGTGTGCACCATCATCCGTGCCCTCAGGTGCGGTGAATATTCTCCACCTCTTGAGATAATTGTCATCTTGGTCTGTGTCCGCAGTACCTATTGATAATTGCGATGCACCGAGACCCTCAAAGGCATCCAACCACCGCAGTCTGTTTTTGTGCTCATCAATGAAGTCAAGAGCAGTGTTGCCGAATCGCCCTCGGATGTTGTCGGTTTCACTTCCGACTTTTCCAATGATCAGACCTTCCTCAGTGAAATCGAAGTATGTTGCGAGGTCTCCCTCGATGTTTCCAACTCGGATTTCAAGACCATCGAATCGGTGTGAGACTGTGGTTTTATAATCTCTCAAGTCTCCACCCACCCGTGCGACTGTTGTCTGTACTTCCCCGAGTTCATAATTGATTGTCTGCGTGATGCTGATCAGTCGATTATTAGACAGGTGCAATTCGTGGATTTCCCCGATTGTACTTGCTATCGTCTTGGAGAATGTACTTCTCACTGTTCCCACTTCGATACTTGAATACCTGTCCCTCAGGACATCCCACACTGTCTTGATGACTTTCGCATCATAGGTGATGCCGAGAGGTTCATATATAACGTGTACGATGTCGCAGAGGTCGACTGATTCGAGGATTGCAGTGCCCTCTGTGGTCTGTGAGAGGTCAATAAACGACACCTGAATGTTCTTTTCAGGGTTGCCGATTTCTGCCCTTAGAATGTAATTCTGCCGAGCCTGATTGAGTTCTGCGAGTGTCGGTGCGGTTTGGAATTCACTCGATAAATCGAGGATTTGTGTTCTGTGGTATGCGTACTGACTAGCAGTCGAAGTGTACTGAATATCACCATAGAATGACACTGTTGCATCACTGTTCTGCCAATAAGGAATGACTCCCGTGATGGTGTTTTCGATGCTCTCTTCCTGATTGATGTCTGTGATGTTCTTTGCGTACCTCAAGGCGATTCCCTTGTCAGTTCCTCGATGTTGCCACAAATAAATGTCGTAATTGTCCCACTCGTATTCACCACCGAATAAGTCCAAAATCGAACCTTGAGTGCCACCGAGACACTGTCTCATATTTTTTAAATTGTTTTGAAGATAGACTGTTTCAGTGTTAGTGATGTTTGAATCGAATGAGAACGGGTTTCCTTCAAGGGCATTATTGTTTAGTCCCGTGAATGTGTTTGTCAGTCCTGTTGCAGTAAAAGGAGCAACGGGAATGAACGATGCTCTGTATGATACGTGATGTGCTAAAACAGTGACTCTCTGATTCAATGGTTTCGTGATTTTGTAAATCTCAAACCCTTGTCTGTCCTGAGTCCTGTTCGGTTTAACAACGATAATTCTTCCGACTTGCAGTTCCTCGTACAGGACACCGACTGTCGGATAGATCATTTCTAAGTCGAATATCCCGTTTCTTTCCTCGGTGACTCGGCAATCAATAGCATCCGTCAGTCTGCCTATTCCGTTATAGTCAAAAATGACTTTGTTTTTCTCGAATAAAATAGGTATCATATCACAATCTCCAATACCTCGGGTCAATTGAAGTATTCACAGTATTCCGTGCGGTGATAGTGAATGTCACTGTCTCATAAGGTGGAATGACAGGGAAATCCGTCATTGTGACCATCAAATTGCAATTTGTATCGCCCTCGTAACACTGCATCGTCTCGCAGTCGATTGTTATTTCTACACTTGCGACTTCGTGGACTGTGATTGACAGGTCTCCGACTGTTATCGTTCCCGTGCCTCTCATTTTGATCAGAGGTTTTGCGGTGAATCCATAAGGGTTCGTGAATGTCAGTGTGCCACTTCCCACTTTAACCTGTGCATTTCCGACCTCGTCATATCTCTGAGGCATTGCATAGAAATTGATTGTGCCTTTGCCCTGTTGTTTTAAGGACTCGACATCGAAGTCGATTGCATTGAAATAAGTCGCCTCACGGAAATAATCAGGATTGTATGAGTCTCTCAAGGTGTGATAACCACCCTCTGCCAATAACCACTCAGCAATTGCACGAGCATTGACAGGGAAATTCTCAACGACTGCGATGTCATAGGAAACGATGATGTTGTCATAAGTGCCCTCATCAATCAACAAGTCCCCGTTTCTTCCCCGAATGTGTACTGTCTCGACTCTGCGGTTTGGTGCACCATAAGTTCTCAGACCCGTGACGATCAGACCGAATTCAAATGATGCTCTGTCATTGTATTCAAAGAAATCAATCATTATCTCCACCGCCTCTCTAATTGTGCAACGTTTAATTCAAGTATATTCATCACTTCGGATGCGGTTGCCTTTGCGTTTGCAGACTCATTGACAACAATATTGACATTCCAAGTATGTCCTGATGCGTTCCGAATTGCATTCATCAGGGATTTCTCACCGATGATGATTTCTCTGCCCTTTTCTCCACCGCCCATCAGTTGTCCGTTTGCGTTCATTCCGAATATAGTCGCACCATCCAAGACGATGCCCTTGTCCATTGCCTTTGCGTACCAATCAATTTTCAAGGATGGTATTGTCCCCGATAACAAGTCTGAAATTTTCCATCCCTGAGGGTAAATTGAGAAATGAGGAAGAGGAATGTGTGGGAATTTGAAATTGCCCGTGAAGATGTCTTTCAAGGTGTCTGCGACTTTCTTTCCGACATCAATGACTGTCTTGAATATGTCAATCAGTCCCTTGATTGCCTTGCCAATGATTTCCATTGTCGACTTGATGACTTGTCCGACCTGTTGCCAATCCACACTCATCCGCCATTCTGCGAATGCCTCGGTGATTTCTGCGACTATTGGTGCAAGGTATCGCCCTATTTGATTTTTGACTGCATCAATCCGTTTGTTTGCTCTCTGCATTGCATCATCCACTGCACCCAATGATTCGAGGGTGTCGGTGTCGAGGACATAACCCATTTCGTGTGCCTCTGCCCGATAGTCTGCGAGTCCTTCCCGACCCACTGCGATCAGAGGGTTCAAGTCCATTGCAGACTTTCCGAAGATGTTCATTGCGAGGGCATCCCTCTCTGTCGCATTTTCAACGTTTCCAAGCCGTGAAATCGCCTCTGCGAATACTTCATCGGTTGACCTTAAATTGCCCTCTGTATCGGTCACAGAGATGCCTAATTTCTCAAACCGAGCATACGCATCGCCCGTTCCTTTCGTTGCGGTCTGCATATTTTTGGTCAGTTTGGTCATTGACCCTGTGATGGTTTCGAGTGAGGTGTCCGTCAATTCGGACATATACTGAAATTCTTGGATTTTGTCTGTGGTCAGTCCGTACTGAGTAGACAGTTGCATCACGTTGTCTGCGTATGCCCGAGTCTCTTTGCCCATTTCAAACATTTGCTTTCCAAGATTTACAATGCCTGTTGCGAGTCCCTTGATTGCATCCCGTGTGAGGTTTGCTTTCAGCAGTTCACCGAATGTCTTGGTCTCTTCTCCCCGTTCTTTCGTTTCCTTCTCGACTTGGTCAGTTTCCTTGCCCATTGAGTCGAGTTCTGCGGTGACTTCACGGACTTGTTTTTTGTACTTTTCAAGAGTGCCCTGTGTGACATTGATTTCCTGTTGCAGTTTCTTCTGCTCTTCGGTCAGTTCCCCGTTTTCGCCTTTTGGAAGTGTCTCATAGACTTTCCTGAGGTCACTCAATTTGTTCGTGGTTAAAGAGACCGCCTCTGCCAATGCCTTCTGTTTTTCATTTAACAGGTTTACATCCTGAGGATTGAATTTTAATAATTTGTTGATGTCTCCGAGGTATTTCTCAGTGTCTTTCAGTGACCCTGACACCTTTTTAAAGTCTTGAATCAGGGGATTGGTGTCCGCACTGATTTCGATTGTGATACCTCTTATTTTGGTGTTTGCCATATTATCCCCCCTTAAAACGAATTGAAGTCATCTTGTGTTGCGAGTTGTTTATATTCACACTGGTCATTTGCTCTTTCCGTCAGCATATCCAAGACCATCCCATAAGTGATGCACTCCATATCATCATCAGACAGTCCCAATTCTGAGCACCTGAGCAAATACAGACCTGTGTTGAATTCTCTGTCTGTTGGTCTAGTCTTTTTTCGAGGGTGTGGACAATGTTTCCTGTGAGTCACCCCATAACCCTAAAATCAAAGGCATTGCGAAATATAAGTCAGTGACTCCGAAATTGTCCATCCATTCATCCTGAGTGCCGATTTCGTTGTCGTACTGTTTCGCCATTATATATGCGAGGTTTTCAACGACTTCGAGGTTTGCACCTTCTTTGAATGCTCCTGTCTTGGTGTCTAAATGCAAGAACAATTTCTGCATTTCACTGATCAGGTCTTTATTGAATGCGTTTCTGTATCTCTTCGGTGTGTTTGCGGTTGCCTTCATACCGATTTCCTTGTTTCCGATTTTGATTATTCTTTCCATTTAATCTCCTTAAAAAGAAAAAGGGTGATTGCTCACCCTCATTCTTGATGTTTTAAACTGATGGTACGTAAACCGCAGTGAACCATCCTGTGTACTGTGCGGATGCGGTGTCGTCTAATTTGGTTGATGCCTTAACGACTCCGTCACTCAGTCGAGCACTTGCCTTGATACTTAATGTCTCAGTGACAGGTGTGATGGTTGTGTCTGTGGTCTGTGATGCCACCCGAGGTCTTGATGCCTTGCAGTTATACAGAACGTGTCTGCGTGCCTTTTCATCACCCTCGAATTGGAATAACAGTGCGAATGCCTTAGGCACTGCATTGTTGACTTCATATAAGACTTCGTTCTGATCTAACGCATATCCCATAACATCAGTCAGGAATGAATCAGGAATCAATGCACACTCGAAGTCGCCTTCATATCCGTTGTTTGAATATGTGACGAAGTAATCGAGGTTGTCAGCACGGAATGTTGTCTGTTCGCCTGACTGATTCAGTGACAGGTTGACTGCACCCTTGATTGGAACAGGAGTCCCGTATGTCTCAGTGACAACACCTGTCTGTGGATTGATGGTCTCAGTTAAGACTGCATAATAGACATTAGACAGACCGAATTTGACCTTATTCGCCATTTATAAGAACCTCACTTTCATATAAAATTTGGTACATATTTTCTGAATTGATGAACGATTCCGTTCTATCAAATACTATTTTGTTTGCCTTGAGGATTGCCTCGATTCTTTCTTCGAGTGTCAGGTCTTTGACTTCTGTGTAGAGTTCAATGTTGAGTGCCTCAATTTTGACATAATTCTCATTGTCTGCGATCATATCGTCTCGGTCAGGGTAATAATAGACACAATATGGGAGAGGCGGTGCTTGGTCATTCGGGAAAGAGAAATAAGCAAATGGAATCCCGAAATCTTCAATCATATTTGCCACATCTTGATATGTCATTTTAATTGCTCCTCTATCTTCTTCATCAGTAATTTCTCAGCAAGATTTCTCCGTGAGAGAATATGTGAGAATGCCTTGACATCGCCCACTTTACGACCCCCTCGCCTTAATTCGTGACCGAATTCCAAGAGGTGAGTTAATTGAGGTTTTGTCTCGTTGTAGACTGTAACGTGAACGAGTCCATAAGACGATGTGACTTTATCATATCGCCATCCCCTCGCATATTCGCCCGTCATTTTAGGTGTATCGGATGAGGTCTGCAATGCCTGAACGACTGTTTCACCGACTTCCCAAGAGGAGAGTGCGACTTCCCTCTCGATTTCGCCTTCGTAGTCTTTCAGGATTTTGCCGATTTCAAGACCGATGTCTATGCCCTTAATTTTGCGTTTTGCCATTATTGAAGTTCAGGTGTAGGCGGTATGATTTGACCAATAGGAACACCCTTCTTGAGTTCGGTGTAAAGGTCTATCGTCTCGTTTCTGTCAACGTAAGTCCTGTATATCGCATATACTTCCCCGTTGTACTCAACCCGTTCCTGTCCGTTGTAATCATAACGGAAAACAGTGAAACGATATTGAGGGTTCAAACCTTTACGTGAACCCTCATACCATTCCGTTTGATTGACTGAGACGACTTGACAGAACACTTTGTTCTTGATGATGTTCTTATGCCAAATGCCGAGACTGTCTTGCTCTTGATTGTACTCTACAAGATAAATGATGTCCGACCTATCCATTTTCTAACTCCAAGTCGTGAAACCTGTCGCCATTGATAATTGTGCCTTTTGCTCATCATAAGAACGTTTCAGTTTGTCATAATTATCAGGATTTCCGAACCTCATTTTGACATAGGTTATCACCGCAATGTCAATCAGTTCATCATCCACAATATTGACTCCCCGAATTTCTAAATCACGAGTACAGGCATTCATCAATGAAGTGATTTCACCATCGAAATCGTTGGTTGTAATCCTCAATGCAGTTTTGACATCATTTAATGCTATCATAGTGTCTCTTATGCAGATGCTAATGTTGCGACTGCGAACATATTGGTGTTCACGATGTCCATTGCAACATACAGACGACCGATTACTCTGATCAGGTCACTTGTTGCAAGTGTCAGGTCATCGAGAATGGTTTCCTCGTCATCTTCGCCTTCAGGTAAGTTGACGAGGAAACCATTCTCGAAGTCACCGATGATTGCCTTGTCATCAGCAACACTGTCAGTGATGATTGCTCTCATACCGAAGAACGGGTCAAATGAATAATTTGCACCGACCTGTGCACTCATAACAGTTGACCAAGTCTTTCTGTTCAGTGCAACGACTAAGTTGTTTGACTTGGTTTCGCCCATTGCCTTTAAGATAGTGTTGACTGCACTTGTGTCAAATGCGATTGCCTTTGCGAATGGTGATGATGCACCTGTGATCTTGGTGATGATGCCATCCTCGACTGCCTTGATGATTCTATAAGTGATTTCATCGTAGATGTATCTCAGGAATTCTTCACTCATTGCATATAATTCGTCTGAAATGGAAATCCATTTCTTATACATTACAGGTACTAAGTTCACAGTCTGAATTGTTAATTCTTCCTCATCAATCGGGTCGTCTCCCTCATTGTGTACTTCTGCACCTGTCCGTGCGGTTTCAACACCGACTTTCAGGTTGCCCTTGATATATGACTTGCGGACTAAACCGAACAGTTCGGAACGTTCCCAATTTGTCTTGACGATGTCGTAAACGAATCCAGGAACAGGAATTGTGCCAACCTCAGGTGCATTTTCAGTTAATAATGCTCTGCATTCTCTGTCGTCACCTGTCTTGACATAGTCTGCGAATGCGTTGATGTATTCTTTTGAATTTCTTAATTCTTCAAGTGACATTGTCTTTCTTACCTCTTCTTTCTCAAATGTCTCAAGTGTGTTTTTAACATCGAGGACTTCCTCGACCTGTTTCTTTCTTTCTTCAATTTCCTTTTCTTCGAGTGCTCTCTGCTCCTCTAATTCAGTGACTTTCTTTTCGATTGCATCGAGGTCACTGTTTTCGGTGCGGAGTTCTTCGAGTAATTCGTTAGGTTTCATAATTACCCCCTAATTTAATGTTTTGTTGTAAATGTAAGCGTTGCTGATGTTAGGGTAGAACTGCCATACGTCATTACATACACAGGAATATAATTGCTAGTATCCCACGTATATTTAACATAGCACATTGAACTTGGAGTAATCGTATATTCTGGTACTTGTGCAGAAACATTTAACAAAATTAAACATTTTATACCAGTGATATTGTCGTTTGTCCGAGTTGGTACCTTTATTGTCTTACTAGCACTTGGGGAAATTGTAGTATTCTCTTTAAATGTCCCATCTTCACCGACATATCCAAATACTACTGCTCCACTATCTAAATTGTTTACGAGTGTTAGTTCCCCATCAAAATTAACAGTCCGACTAACATCAACGTCTGCTGTCCGATACTGTGCTACATCTATATCAGTCCCGTTTTCTGTTATGGTTATTTTGCCTTGAGGTGTAATTCCACCACCGCCTGATGAATCACCTTCATCACTTGTCTTTGTGACTGCGACAAAGTGTCTTGATGCGATGACACCCATTGCACAATAGACTCTGCCAACATAACGGACTAAGTCCTGAGTTGCTAATGTGATGTCGTCTCTCTTGATTCTGATTTCGTCTCCCTCAGGATAGTTCATCAGGAATCCGTTTTCGAAGTCTCCGACAATGAGGTATGGTTCATTAACATCTGCATCAGCGAATGGTGATAAAACATCACTGAAAATGACTGTTAATTTCTCAAATACATCAATCGGATAATTCGCCTCATACTGTGCTTTCTTGAATTCCCCCCAAGTGCCTCTGTTCATAATTGCGACAGGGTTCTTTGCCTCTGCACATAATCTTGACAGTGACATTGCGATTGTCTCAGGTTTCGGGTTTGTTCCATAATTGACGACTTCAGGAACCTCTACACCAACAGGCTGATTTACGATTGCACTGATTATTTCAGTTTCGAGTTTCAGTGCGATCTGATGTGTTAATTCATCGTACACATACATCAGGAAATCACGGGATGCCAATGCCTCTAATTCGTCACTTAACATCACGTATTTCTTGACCATTTGAGGGATGAGTTCAACGACTCCGATTGCGAGTAGTTCTTCAGGAATCTCTCCATCTCCTTCATAATGAATGTCTGCACCTGTTGCAAATACTTCAAATCCGACTTTTAAATTGCCTTTGACATACAATTTGCGGACATATTTGAGGAGTTCACTATCTTCCCAAGCAGTCTTGACTGTGTCATACACAAATTCAGGAACAGGAATCTGTCCACCCTCTAATGCGTTTTCGGTTAAAACACCACCTGATGATGTAGGCACTGGTGGAAAAGGTCCAGGTCCAGGTCCAGGTGAGTCAACACGAAATTCCTTTTCGTGACTTTTCAAGAATGCTCGAATTTCTTTGTCTTTGCCTGTCTTGATATATTTTGCATACATATCAATATAAGCCTGACTATTACGTAATTCTTCCATTACTTTTCTCCTTCTATTAGTCTCAGGATTCTCTGTTCGAGGTCGTGCATCCTTCTCTCTCTTTCTTCCTGTTTTTCTCGGTTCAGTCTCTCCGCCTCAACATCTGCGATCACTCCGTCTGCAAATGCTCTCCGAGAAATAGCAGTGAAGTCATTCCGAGGCAAGGACACTGCACTGACATCAAATACTTTCTTGATGTCGGTGATGGTTCTTAACCATACTTCCCCGTCAGGAGTTTCCTGTACTTTTTCTAATTTGTCTTTGTCAACGATGAACCCGAATGACATCTTGGATGTATAGCCACCCTTGATTTCTTCGTATAACTGTCTGCCGATTTCTGTACCGCCTAAATAGGCATCAACGAACAGCCCTCTTTCGTTGCTCTTGTCTAATTTGAGGGTGTTGTTGCTGATACGTGCGAACACTCTTCCCTCGTGGTTGTACTGCATAATGACATCACTCAGGTCAGCATTGTCGAATGCGTTTCTGTCGACCTGTTCTCTGACTTCGATTATGTAGTCCTTATCGTTTCTATATTTATACAGAGGATATTCCTCGTTGTAGGTTGTTGCGAATCCCTCGACTCTGTATTCGTCATCGTTTTCGACAACATCCAACCTCAAGTCACGATATTCTCTGCCATTTTCAATTTTCTTGAGTTCCATTGTTTTCACCCACCTTTTCATTCACTGTGTAGTATTCACCTCTTATGACTGCGACATCCCCGTTCGGGATAGGGTCATAATTGAACAGTTCCCTTATTTCGTTGATTGTCAGGATGCCTCTGTCACTGAGTTGTTGTGCCATATTGACTTTCTCACTGACTGTCATATATTGCAGTCGGTTCGATGCAACATAAACGTGATTGTCATAAGATCTCTCTAAGTCCGTGTAGATCATTTTTGACAGGCACTCGGACAGGGCAATTGCAAATGGTTCAATCTGAGCATTAAAATAGGCATCCAATTTGTCATTCGATGCCTTGCCCTGAATGATGTCCTCATTCGTTCCGAAGTAATCAAAGACATTGTCTTTCACCTTTTCGACCATTTCGGAGTCGAGGGTGTATGGTTTCACATCCACCTGTTTGATGTCCTTGTATTGATACGGGAATAACAACATTTCTGTTGAGTCACCCTTGAGGTTGTACTCAGTGAACCTCTGTCTTTCCAACGCCAAGTCCTCAGGACTGATAAAGTTGTTTGCCTGTGCAATGAATCGGATTGTCGTGGAATTGGTCACCGCCTCTTTCACTGCCTGTTCTTCAACGGAGATCAGGTCAAGTGTCGGTCTTAACACTCTGTTGTTAGAACCGAAGAAGTCATTCTCATACTGATGTTTGACCATATAGGCACACTTGGAGAATTCAATTGCTCCCCTCTGCCCGTTTGCAAAGGTGTAACGAATCCACAGTGTCTTTTTCTTGTCCTCGACTAATTCCACTCTTTCAGGAAGAATCGGGAACAGTCCGACAATTTCCAATTTGTTGTTATATACAGGAACGATGAACAGGTTATTGGTGCAATCGAGGATGGTTGAACAACGTGCGAGGAATTGACTCCAAGTCATCCACTCATTCGGATAGAATTTGAGTCGGTTCTTGACTTTCTGTTGTGCCTCGCCTCTGAATTCGACTTTCAGTTTTGAGATATGTCTTGCCTTGCTCTCAATTGCACTTCTGATCAGTGCGTTCTCATATATTCTCCCGTAATAATCACGGAATACAGGTTTGTACCCTGTCAGCATTCGGAATTCACTGACGGGGAGTTTTTCCTGTTTTGGTCTATCTTCCTCAGGAAATAACCAATCAAAGAGTCCCATTTTATCCTCTCCTCTCGTTCTTCAAACGTGCACCGAATTCTCCCCACCATTTCTGACGGACAGTCATCGCACACAATAAGGATGCGACTCCGTCAATGTGTGATGATGATGTTAGTTTGACAATTCTGCACCTTTCTTTTTCTGCACTGTATTTGAGGGCAGTGTCTAGCAAATGGACTTTCATCAGGTCGTTGTCCATAATGTGCACCTTGCCCCCTTTGATCAGACCACTCAATTCTGTGATGACAGGTGATAAATTGAACCCCTGAACCACATCATCAACGTGGAAACCATACTCTTTCAATTGGTTCGTGAGGTACGTTGCGTTGTATCGGTCATAACCTATCATCTGAGGGTACAAACGATATTTTTCGACCAATTCCTTGCACCAATTAAAACAGTCGTTATAATCGATTATTTGGTCTCCTGACGGGTACAGGAAACCTTTTTGAACATATATTTTGTACGGGAGATTGTCCCTGATGGATGCCTCTTCAATGCTTTCGGAAGGCAACCACATTCTTGCGAACACGTACAATTCCCCGTCTCTTTCAATGACACAGACCGCAGAGGTCAAGTCCTGTGTTCTTGACAGGTCTATGCCGATAACACAATAAGAACCTCGGAATTCTTCGAGGTCTTTGTGCTCACCGCAACATTTCAGAATATCCTGTGTAGGCAACCAAGCCTGTGAAGAGTTCTGTTTGATGTTGCAGTATTTTGTGAGGAATTCCATCTTCTTTGAGAGTGAACCCTCAGCAATTGCGATTTCATCGAGCAAGTAGTCGACTGACACACTAATTCCGAGGTTTGGATTTGACTTCTGCAATTCGTTGATGTCGTTCCATTTCTCGATGTCATCAATCATATACAGGAAAGGTGCAAGTCTGCTCTCTCTTGAGTCCCCGTTGATGACCCGTGTTGACCTTCTGATCAGTTCATCAAAAATACTTTCATCCACATAACCCGAAGTGCTTATGTTCACAATGAGAGGTTGTTTTCGAGAACCGAGTGCCGACTTTAACACTTCATACTGTTTGAGTCCACCATCCCCAACCCAAGATGAGAGTTCATCACAAATGACACAGGATGGATTTAATCCATCACTTTTGCGGTAGTTGAACCGAATTGGTTTAATCGTGGTATTGGTGGACTCGATGTAGATGTCAGTCCTTCTTTTACGGGACAGTCTTTCAAGGTCAGGTTCTTTCTTGATCATCTCGAACAGTGCGTTGTAGCAGAGGTTCGCCTGTTCCAATTTCGGAGCAACGAAGTAAATCCTCGCACCATACTCACCATCAAGGAATGCCATATAAGACCGAATTGCAGACCGCAACAAGGTCTTTCCGTTCTTTCTGCCAATGACAACGACAACCTCTCTGAATTGCCTGTTGCCCTTGTTGTCTAGTATGCCGAATATGACAGACACCAATGCTTTCTGCCACAATTCCAATTTCAGCAATTGAGGAGCAAGTGACCCCTCGTGGTGATGACAGAATGTCTCGATGTACGTGACCGCCTTATTCCGTTTCTTCTTGTCGAAATAAAAGGACTTGTTTTCAAGTCCCTTCATAATTTGCTCATACCACATCCTGACCCACTGTCCAACGATGACAGTCCCGTCTTTTATTGCCTGATAGTATTCCAACAAATAGTTATTCATTCATCAGACTCTCTAATCGTGATACTGTGTCGGTTTTCTCGTGCCCTAGTTTCAAAATGATGTCTAGCATCGTATTCAGGAGTCGATTTGCTGAGTCGTTGATTTTAGGCAGTTCCTTGATCAGAGGATTTGAATATACGTTCAATCTGCCCTTGATATATTCCTTTGTAGTCATCAAAGAGTCCTCTTCTGCGAGTGCATCACGAATTCCCTTGATGACTTCACTCTGTATTGCGTACTGTTCAGCACTTGCGATGAATAAAGCATTGTCATCGACACCATATCTCTCTGCAAGTGCCATCAATTCATCATAGGTATTGCGTACCTTCGGCAATTCGTTTCACTTCCTTTCATCCAAAAACGAAAACGTTCTATTTAGGCGGTTTTTCCTGACTCACGAAGACGGTCTTTCCACCATCCCACCGATTTTCACTCAACGATGGGGGGTTATCGACCCGTCAGCATTCACACTGTAACGTTTCTCACTTCGCCTGTCGTCTCTGTGCTCATCAATGTGACAGTTTCTACACAACAGTTCAAGGTTGTTGAAGTTCACTGTGATGTTCTCATCATTGATGTTCCCTAGTGTCAGTCTTACTTTGTGATGTACTTCTTCACCCACACTCACAATGCCTTTAGCAAGACACCTCTCACACAGTCCTCTCCTGTATCGATAATAATTATCACGACAGGTCTGCCACTCTCTCGATTTGTAAAATTGTTTTATACTCTTATACATAAGAAAAGAGATACACATTGCTCCCTCTTGCGTACCTCTTCACACTACCATTTTATACTATGGTCTACTATAATTTCACTCAAGACTTATACAATTGTTCCCAAGTGAATTCTATCCCGATGAATCGCCTGTTGATCAGTTCTGTTCTGTATTCTCCTCTCGATATTCGATACAGTCTCCTTGCGATTTTCAGTGCCTTCTTCTTGGTGACAGGAACATACTTACCTCTTATCGTTCTGAATTTGATTTCGGTGTCGACAGACATTTCCTCATCCTTCTTTCAAATTCTTCCTGAATGCACTTCTGCATATACTCAGCAAAGGCATCGTCTTTCCGCAGTTCCTCAAGTTCTTCCTTTGTCAATGTGGTTTTCTTCCACCGAATGATAGGTATGCCCTCATCAGTCAAAGCGACTTGAATGTTCTGCCCACCATTTATTTGCCCGTTCTTGTTCATCCTCAATTCCCTGTATGTCATCAAGACAGTTGTTATATCCAATCTTCCAATCAATCCTCGACTGACTGTTATATGGTTGTATTTCCCACTTTTCCGGTAATGGTCTTAACGGACACCAAGTTGGTCTTCCGTCGTGAACTTCCTCGTTAATATCCAGCCTACACTGACATCTCCAACCTTCGTTCATAAAGCAAGGACACTCATAACAGTTTTCCGGCATATCAATCACTATTACCGCTTTTTTCATTTTCTTTTTCCCCAATCAATATCGCCATTTCTAATCCCATAGCCTATAATGTTTTCCTGTTGTGTATATTCCGTCTTAAATGGAAATAATGCCTCTAATACATACATAATTTTTTTGTCTTGTGAAATTTGTATGCCTTTTATTCTGTAAGGCAGATATATTATTTCACCAACATCATATTCAGTTATCATTTTCTTTCTCCCTTCCACTTCTCCAACATTTCCTCAACAGACAGGTTTCCGTGTTCATCAAGGAAGTTCTCAATCCACTCGATTGTGATCGCCTCGACTTCAAATGCACGTTCAATTTGGAATATTGAATATGCGGTGAAGTCTCCGACATAATCACTGTATTCGGCATCGGGTTCGAGTTCGTTAATGTTAATCAGTTTCTCCCTCATTTTCTTTCTCCTCGTCTTTAAGTTTTCTCAACCTATTTACCTCTTCTACGCAATACCGTAATTGTTCTGCTAAATGCTGTTCTTTTTTAGCCAATTCTTCTCCATAACCCTCGCCAATAAATGTTACGATATAATAGCCGTCTTGATTAAACCAACCTCTATGTTCAAACTCAAATATTTCTCTTTGAACTTGAGTTAATTCTGTGTGAACATTTTGAAGCATACTTACTGCTGAGTTAAACATAATTTCATAATTAGGAGTTAGTTCTTTCTTCTTTCTCATTTTCTTTCTCCCACGTATGTATGATTTTATTCACGATCAAGCATATTACTGCCGACCAATTCTTCTTGGTTATATCAAGGTATTTTCTGCATAACCACTCGACAGGAATTGCCTTATTGTCTTTCATTCAAATAAATCTCCTATATAGACAATGAGGTAAATTATCATCGCTATTGTCACTGCAATAAACAGAATTGCGAGTG